CACGGTCACCGTAGAGGCACCGACGGCCAAGGAGATAAATTATAGCTTCACGCTCGAATTAAAGGCAGGTGAGAACCAGGAAACTGTTCTGGAACGTTTCAAAGCGCAGCTTCGAACATACTACGTCGAAGCCAAGAAGGAAGGAGTAGTGAGATACAACAGGGTAAGCTCCATTTTAACCAATACAGAAGGAGTGAAAGACTTCACGGGACTGACCATGAACGGAGGTACCGTCAATATCGTGCTTGAGGAGGACGAATACCCGGCAACAGGCACTATTGATCCGGGCGGAGGTGGTGGCGAATGAATTTAGAGAACTTCCCTACAAGCCCGGCCGCCAAGAGAATGCTAAAAACCGTATCCCCGATTTATGACAAGTCCTATGTTGCGAAATGGATATTCCAGGTCATGGGCCTGGAGATAGATGAGGCCTGGAAGTTCATCGAGGAGCTTCGTTTTCAGGCATTCCCAGAGACGGCCACATGGGGAATAACATACTGGGAGCAACGATATAATATCCCACCTGACGAAAGCCTATCCATTGAGGAACGCAGGCAGCGAGTAATCATTAAACGAGGTAAGCGCTCTCCAATGAACCCGGCAAGAATTGAACGGATTGTAAGAGACGTGACAGGCAGAGAGGACATGGTAACCGAGCAAAACGGAGAATACACCTTTTATATTTCCATTTTGCCGGGAGAATCGACGGTGGACTACCAGGAGCTGATAGACACCATAAAAAGCGTGAAGCCATCGCACCTTGCATTTAAGGTGCTCTTCGAAACCGACGTATCAATGACAATCCAGGTAAACAACCAGGCCTACACATTCGAATATCCGCTCACAGGAACAGTGCCGGATACAAACATAGTTGGGGTTCTGCAACAGAGCACTCTCTTGCTCGACGCAAACATGGAAGGAAACCGGTTCGATTATCAGTTATCAGGTACTGGTGAAACGGGAGAATATCCTGAGACGAACATGGTGGGGGATATTGAGCAGGGTTCAATACTCCCGAGCATTACAGCACAAGGCTCGGTATTTGATTATCAGCTTTGTGGAGAAGGAGAACGTGACCTATAGGAAAGGAGGAAAGCCATGGGATTGCTAACATCGGCAGCGATTGAAGGGTACAAAGAGTATACCAGGAAGACAATCGCATATGCCAGATACAAAGCAGGCGGCAATTATTACAACGCTAAAATTTCTTCGGTTTCCGTTCTTCCGGATGGCAGACTGGCGGTCGATTTCCTGATCGACCACACGGTACCAGGGGACATCAACGTGACGGAGGTTCAGCTTTACGACACGAACAATAACCTCTGGCTTTCAAAGCCGGAAAGTCTGGTCCGAAAGAATGTGCAAGAAGGAATTTTATACAGGTTCACATTCATAATTCAGGAAGGGTAGGTGAAAAGCGTGCATAATCAAACCGAATGGAAGGACCATGTGACCCAGTATCCGAACCGAAGGATCATAACGGACAACGGTGACGGAACAGTCACAGTACAAAAAGCGCAGGGAGAGGTTATCCAGCAGGGAACCCCTCAAAGCGCGACAAACTTCAACAACATGGAGAATGGGATCCAGGAAGGACATACGGCCTTTCAGGTGTTTCTGCATTACTTCATGCAGTTTGACCGCTGGATCAGGCAGAAGGTAGCGGATTTCGCGACCGAGTTTCTCAATGAGATACAGACCGTAACCCTTACCAACACCCTGAAATTCCCGTTCAACGACAGCGCCTACACCGTTAGTTTAGCGACCACCAGGAAGACCCTAAACTACGATGTGAGCTGGGAAATCGTCAGCGCAAACGGCAATGTCGGGGACATTACCGTGTATGATAAGCAGCTGAACGGTTTCAAGATTGCCTTTGATGGCAGCGCGACAAGCGTCACATTGAAATTAAGGATTAAAGGAGGAATGCTCGTATGAAGGTAATCGAAAAGAACGAAGGCCCGAAAATCGCCTATGAAGTAACCGGGACCAAAATAACCTTTGGAGACGACGAGCTCACGATCAACGTCGCAAAGTACCAAAGAGACTGGCTGGTACACATTGATATCTGCAGCAACAGGGACAAGCAGCTGGTTATAGGCACAGGAGAAGGCCTGTACTATGTAGCGCAGCTTGATATTCCAGAAATCAAATACACAGAGCCGGAGAATGAAGAGGAAACACCAGAGCCACTGCCAATAGACATGGACGAGGTCACATTGACGCTCTGGAGCCTTGAACAACCGGTACCGGCAGAAATATAAAGGAGGACTGACAGATGGCAAATTTTGATTTGGTAAATTTAGCACTTAAAGCGACATGCCCAGGAAATGAAATTATCCTGGATGATAAAGGACTCCCCAGCGTGATGGTCCGCATTCCAAAATTCAAGATTTCAGACGTTATCGACGGCGGAAGCGACAGCACACATCCCGCTTTTATTGTGAATGGCGTCGAAGTTCCGGAAATCTATATTTCTAAATTCCAGAATGTGATCCACAACGGAAGAGCTTACAGCTTACCAGGAGAAGACCCAAAGGCAAGCATCAACTTTGATACAGCAAGGCAGGCCTGTGAAGCAAAAGGACCAGGATGGCACCTCATGACGAACGCCGAATGGGCTGCGATTGCGTTATGGTGCAGAAAAAATAACCTCATGCCCAAGGGAAACAACAACTATGGTAAAGACACGAGCGAAAGCACATATGTGGCTATACCAACATACAAAGACGAGCAAGGCAGAACATGCAGGGTAGCAACTGGATCAGGCCCTGTAACTTGGAGTCACAATGGAGAAGTAACCGGCATATGGGATTTGAACGGAAATGTATCAGAATGGGTGGGTGGATATCGAGTTAAGGACGGAGAAATCCAGATATTACCCAATAACGATGCTGCAGATGCAGATAACAGTCAGGCAGCAGATAGCACAAAATGGAGAGCTATCATGCCAGATGGATCTCTTGTAGATCCAGGAACGCCAGGAACATTAAAGTGGGACTACACAGCTGACCCTGGAACGGTATCAGCAGAAAAACCATTCAGGCTAAATACTGTACTTGAGTTCCAACAAACAGTAGAAGCTCCATATGGTTCAGTAGCATTCCAATCTTTAACCGCAGCAGATGGAGTTAATGTTCCGGAAATCCTGAAAGCACTCGCTTTATTCCCTGCTGACAGCGGAGATCACGGAAGTGACCGTATTTATATGCGTAACATCGGAGAAAGGCTCGCGTCTCGCGGCGGCGCCGGGGCCTACGCGTCCCACGCCGGCGTTTTCTACGTGGTCGGCTACGATCCCCGTTCGGGCGTCGGCACGGCCCTCGGGTTCCGCTCCGCTTTTATTCCGGGAATCTGATATCTGGGACCCTGATAATCTGGTTTAGGGAGCCGCAAGGCTCCCTTTTCATATTCAACAACGGAGGGTTTAAATGGAAGAGCTGAAGATACTGCAAAAGACATACGACATGATCAAATACGGAAATCAGTGCCTTCTGCAATTCCCAAGAGCAGAGCGATATGCCCTCGCGGCGGAAATTAAGCAAAGCATGTATAAAATTTTGCGGCTGATCATCCAGGCAAACAAGCAGCGAAATAAGAAGCAGATCCAGATGGAAATAGATACGGAGCTGGATGTGTTGAGGACCTTTATCAGGCTTGCAGCCGATAAAGATACCAAATACCTACCTCTCCGGAAATACGAAATCTGGAGCAAGCAGCTGAACGAAATCGGCAAAATGCTTGGAGGCTGGATTAAAGCCACAAATTAAATACACCACCGGGGATAGGTCGTTTAATTCGAGGGTGCTCGCGTATCGCGGCGGCAACTGGAACAACACGTCCAACGCCGGCGTTTTCTACGTGAACGGCAACAATCCCCGTTCGAACGTCAACACGAACATCGGGTTCCGCTCCGCTCTGCCCCCATACGTCAGAAGCCTGGCGCTCACGTGGCACCAGGACGGTACAGGGGGACAAAGGGATCTATCTCCGTGCCTTCAGAGATAGCAGGAGGCAAAAGATTGAATTGCCGAGAAGACGACCGGTAGGAAACGAAAGCCGCCACGCTCGGCGCACTTGTTTAATTGGAGGGATGGCATACTTGGAGACACTACGAAATATCTACCCCATCATTTATGACTTCGAGAACCTCCATAAAGCATATCTAAACGCCAGGAAAAACAAACGGTACCGAGGCGATGTACTCGAATTTACCGCACATC